AAACTTAAATCTAACCCCATCCATAACAGATGCCGGAGATGAATGTTCTAATAACCATCCAATTGTTGATCGTTCAATTCTGTATTGATTAGGTTGAGTTAATATTGTTGATAAGTTATTTCCTGAGAAAGCTCTATTCTGAACAACATATTTATCAAATGCGGTAATACTATAATCAGGTCTATTAATATGTGCATTATAGATACAGAAAAGATCATAGTCTGAATATGAATTTAAATTTTGTTGTAGTTGATTACCTGTAAATTTTATTGTACCTGAAATTGGAACTGATGATCCTGCCCAAGCAATATCTGTTAATACAACAACACCATAAGTTGGGTCAACAAATATAGCAATAATCGTTGCTGTTGTATTATATGATGGTCTTGGAATACCATATATATAACCTGATTGTACTGAGTTACCTTGAAATGTTTGATATGTTGATAATGAAGTACTATTTATTGGTGTTAATACAGATGTTTGTCCATTATAAAATGTTATTGAGGTTTGACCTGCCACTTGTATTGGTTGACCTGTTAAAAATGAATGTTGTTGATTGGAGTTATATCGAGCTTTATTAGCAACACCACTACTTGTAATACCTGTATATCCCCAAGCAACAGGATTCTGTGCTATCTGAATAACATCCCCCACCGCAAATGGTATCCCCGATAAAGACATAATAGTTGAATTTTGAAATCCTACAGTACCTGAAAATATATTATCTTCAAACTCAAATACATATTGACTCTGATAACCTGCCAATATTCCAAAACACTTCTTTGTATCAGGACCCTCATAATTTAATGCATAATCCACAGTCTCACCTGTTAGGTTTTGACTCACCAGATCCTTCATAACATTACTCATATCTAATTTACCATACCCATTTGTGTCAGGGGATAACTTCCATTTAAAAAATCTTGAAGCTTTTAATGTGAATAATACCGGTAATACACCAGGAAATAGATCAATAACAAATTCTGTTGGTGAAACAATTAAAACTATATTATAATATCCTGTTTGTAAATTTGAATTGATAGAATCATCTAATAAAATAGTGTCCCCCAAATTAAATGAATTGGTTGTCGATGAGGTTAATTTCATATACATATTTGATTGGTATGTATATGGGTCTGCCGCATTTATATTAACAGTATCATAAACTGCGTTAACGATATATTGATATTGTTGTACTTGGTTATAATCTGTGTCAAATACTTTTAATGGAATGGCAGAATATGCTGCCATAAATTGATGAGGTAGTGTTAATGCCGAATAACCCATAGAATATTTTTAATTAAATATTCAAAATACACAAGTGTTTTTAAGACTTATCAAATTGTATTTGAGCTGATTTATAGTTATTTTCCAACATCTTCACAATATTATTAACCATGTTCTCTTCATATCGTCTATTAGCTTCCCTTGATGTCTCAATAATCCTTATTGTCTTGTTAATTACATTGGTTGGTTTAATACCAAACTTATGAATGTTTTTCTGTGCACCATATGCTGCACCTTGAGGTAAACCTTTAACTCTTGCCCATCTAAGTAATGGACCAATTGGGGGATATTTGGCTCCTGCTCTTCTACCCTTATCAACATACTTAAGATAATCCTCACTCAATAATTGAATTTGAATACCTTGAGCAGTTGGTTGTAACTTATAATTTATTGATCTAATTAAATTACCCGTTGCCACCTTTGGATATGATCTAAGACCAGGTCTTGATGGTACGGTATTATTCTTCAATAAGGTAACAAGAATCTTTACATAGTCCTTACCAAATTGATTTGCTAACTTAGGATCAAAAAACATCTTATTTTGCATTATCTAACAATCGTTTGTATAATTTAAGTTCTCTTTCTAAATCCATTATTTTTAATTCTTTCTGAACTAATAATCTCTCTAAATCAGTTTGTACTGGTTGAGGGTCTAATTGTGATGTTTTTGTGTCATTGTGGATGGTTACTCCATCTCTTACTATTCTTATTGCCATATTATTTTATTTAAGGGGTTTCTGGGATTATACAATTTACTTGTCTTATTCTTAATACAAATCTTGCGACCATACCTGTCGCTTTGTCAGTAGTCTCATCTACCGCTGGATAGAATGTTACATCCTGTGAGATCAATACGCCATATTGTTGCCAATCATTTTGAATATGTACAATTAAATCCTGTACACATTGTAACATATCACTCAATATCTCTTGTGAGTTATCAGATGGAAACCCATTTGTATCCAAGTAGTTCTCTTGAATGTTGATCTTATCCATAAACATTAGGGAAAATGATAAATCAGGTATTGCAGATTTGTTATTTGATGCTGTAGCAATAGTATTATCTTCGTTCATCATAACCCACATATATGGAAATTCCATTTGACGAGAAGTACTAATATCATATGGTTCTCCAAACCCAAAATCTTTTAAGATGTAATGATTCTCTTGGAAATTCTGAAACCAATTTATCAATTGATTAAGTGTTACTATACTTGTTGTAGTCATTATATTGAGTTTTTATTTTTTAATTCTTCTTTATTCTTAAAATATCCCAACCAATTCAGACAATGAACATAACTCATTTTATATACATCATCTTCCTTTAACTTTAATTTGTCTATTAAGGTATAAACAAAATCTAACCACATATATCGGTCATCCATTTTCTTTCTATCCCCCAATTTCTTGGCAAATCTTTCGTTATCAGTTTTTATTTCTCGTTGTTTTTGGAAGAGTCCATCATATTGTTGGGTGATAAATCTCTTCCAGTTAAAAAAAAACTGAATATATGGTTAATCTCACTTATCTTAATCTTCTTAAAACTCTCCTCACGAGACATAAAACTTGTCTTATACTTTTCTAAGTTCCCATTCTCCTTCTTTTTCCTTAAGAATATACATAGTAATTTTGACATTACTTTCTTTACATCCCCCTCTGCCGACTGTAAGAAAGTCTCAATGGAGATAACCTCACCAGCGGTATATTTATTAAACTCTGAGTAAAGGAAATACTCTTCCCCATCCACAATTACTGAATCTTTTTTCTCTTCTTTAATTGGTTCATATACAAATGCCAAGTTTTTAACCAATTCTTTGAAATCCTCATAATCAATTTGTTCAATAATATCTCTATTGATACCTGTTAATTTATGAATTATCTCAAATGTGTAGAACATACCTTGATGGACATTCGTATCTATTGAGTATAGATCACTAAATTGTTGTATTGTTACCTCTGACCATTCTGTTGGAAATTGGTATATTTTTTCTTCTTCATCTAATTGTACATTAATCTCTATCATATTTCTCTTTATTAAAAATAAATATTTATTTTACTTAAATGTTTTTACACATTCATAAATCCAACGAATGGTTTATTACCACCCTCTTTTCTTTTACCTAATTTCATCATTATACCATACCTCATCGCATCCATTGCGTGATTGTACATATCAATGGGTTCAGGGTCATATCCCCCATTTCTATTCTTCTTATACATATACTTGGATAGTTCTTCAAGGATGTTAATTGATCGTCTTGTAATAAGTAATTTATACTCCTGAACTAATTGGATACCAAACTTAACACTATCTCTTCCTTTCTCAACGGGTTTAACTTGATGTCCGTATCGTTTTAGTTCGGCAATGGACTTAGGTTCCGCTGAGTCAGAGAAGATCTCTCCTGTGACATTATTCTGTTTCATTAGATTTGATAGTTCACTGTTAAGAACTCCCGTCTGATACACAACCTCATCTATGATTAGAGTGTCATTGTATTTATATATCCCAACTAACGCTGCCGGATCTGAACTAAATCCAAAGTCTAACCCCCAACATAACAATCTGGCATCATCAGGTATTATATCAATGATCTCATAGTCCTTATAGATCGTTCCTTCAACTGATCCAATCTCACCATCCAAATATACTTTACACCAATTCTCCCAATATAATGAGGTTGTTGCTTTGGTCCTATTCATTTCTAATGATGATATGATCTCTTCTGACAACGCTTCGTTATCTTTATATGTTAGGATTATATGTTCTGAATTTGGTTGTGTTAGAACTTCTGTATGAACCCAAAATGATGAGGTGGGGTTAAAGTCAATATAGATGTCCTGATCGGTTCTCATCTCTAATTGAAGGTATGAGTCATAGTTTATATTGTTAGCCTCATTCATATACAATATATTTCTTCGTGCTCCCCTCAGTCGTTCTTCTGAATCACAACTAAAAAACTCTATGTATGATCCATTTGTAAAATTGTATTTTAAGAGTGTCTTATTATAATTTTGGGGGATATACCTACCAGTGTCTTTCATAATACCTAAGAAGTCTTTTAAACATCCTCTCCTAAGATGAGGTATTGTTTCTGATACTATGGATATCTCAAGACCAGGTTGTTTGATTGCCTTATCAATTAGGATTGCAAGGATTGAGAATGTTTTTGATGCAGATGTCCCCCCTTGTATTACTTTAATACGGGACTTCATTCTCCTAATCTTTCTTAACGCTGTTGTATATTTAAATTTAGTCTTCTTCATCAGGGAAGAATGGTTGTTCTGATATGGTTATGTCTGTCTGTTGTTTGATTGGGGCATCCAATCCCAATAACTTTGATAGTTGAGCCAATGATTTATTCCAATTCCCCCTATCAATAAAGTGTTCATCTACCTTAGCGGATGCAATTAATTCTAAGTATTCTTTAATTAAGAACTCACGGGTTACTTCTAACTTCTCTGAGGTCTTATTCATCTCTTGTTGGAGGTATTCTTTAATTCTATCATTTTCCATCAATCTTGGACCACTTGATCCCGCCACTTTATCACTAACTCCATAGACAGATTTATATGCTTGTGTGCAGTTCATACCATTTGATAGATACTCATCACAGAATGATTTGTGTTTTGCTGATAAACTCATTGTATAAAATTTATTACTATTAAAACTCCGACAATATATCCTACAGATAATGCCATTGCTTGTTTTATTCTTTCATCCCAATCTTTTGTTTCAATCATATACCCTATGAATGGTAATCCCAAGAATGGGCTTATGGCGGCAAAAAATAACATCATTCCTGTATTAGCTTCAGCAACTGATCTAATGTAGAATGTAGAACATATTTCTATTATTAACGCCGATAAACCTATGATGAAGTATTTCATTATTCTTTGTTTAGTCTTTGTTTAGTCATTTCAATATAGGACTCACTTATATCAATTCCTATGTAATTTAGGTTATATTTTTTAGCAATAACCGCTGATGTTCCACTACCATTATAACAATCAAGTACGGTTCCATTTTCAGGACAACAACTACTTACAATATTATCCACCAATTCTTCAGGAAAAGGAGCCGGATGTATATTATTTTTTTCCTTATTAATTCTCCAAATATTTTTCTTATGAATACATTTTGACTTATCAAAATATGGTGTAGCATCCCAATCTTTTTTAATCCAAAAAACCCACTCGGTTGTTGGTAAAAAATACTTGTTGGATAATTTAGGAGTATTACCCCTATCCCATATTATTATTTGTTTAACATTATAGTCATAAACATAAGATGGATGGATTGTATTATTCTTGTGGAAGATGTCTATGTGATTATAAAATATTGAACCAGATGGTTTAATTATTCTCACCATCTCATCTAATACCTCTTTCTGTTCTTTGATGTATTCTGATGGTTCTAAACTATCTGAAAATTTATCATAATAAATAACTCTTTTCCAAGATCCTTGTTCTTTACTCCCATTCCAATAATTTTTGTTGTAGGGTGGTGATGTGACGATAAGATCGACTGTATTACTCTCAATCTTTTTTAACTCTTCTAAACAATCCCCCAATCTTAAATCAATCATATTTTGTTTTTCTTTTTTCTTGAACATTTGGTACATCCAACCTTTTCAGCTTCTACCTCATCAACATCTATTTCAGGTGTTACCATCTCAAATAATGGTTCTTCTACTGTTGGTTTAATCGTCAATATTGTTTCTTCAAATATATCTTGAGTTTGTAACCAATTTAGTACCATAGTTTGTCCGTGTTTGATTTGTGCGGAACATTTGGTACATACTCTATACTTGGGATCGATCTTCTCTCTAATCACATTTTCCATATCTAATGCGCTAGACTTATACATTTTATTTAATGTTGCCAAATGATAACAATGATCATAAAATTCTTTGGTAATCATATTCTTTTTTTAAATAAATATATCTCTATTTGATTTGTTGTTAAGGATGTGAGTAGACTATTAATCTACTCACTACAATAATCCTTAAACTATAGAAAAATAATGTGAAATAAGGGGAGAATTATGGAAAATGAAAAACATACTTATTATTTATCTCCCCTTATAAATCATATTATTGTGAACAGTAATAAATATACTATTTTTATATTACTAAATCAAGTTATAATGATTCAGTGTTGAATATAATTTGATCAACTTTTTCAAATCTATTTTGTAATTCTTTGGAATAACCATTTTCAATAAAATCATTGAGT